TAAGTCTCATTAGTTCCCCTTGGGAATGCCCGCTGACGGATTCGAACCGCCGACACTCTCCGTGTAAAGGAGGTACTCTACCACTGAGCTAAGCGGGCTTGGACAAGGTGGGTAAGGTTGGATTTGAACCAACGTAGGCTGAGCCAACGGATTTACAGTCCGTCTCCTTTAACCACTCGGACACTCACCCAACTGGGGTGGTAGGATTCGAACCTACGACCCAACGATTAACAGTCGTTTGCACTACCGCTGTGCTACACCCCATTGCGTTCCTCTTTATTCAATTTGAAGTAGAGTTTGTAATACCTTTGCTTCATCTCTGAAATGGTATTCATGTCCTCTTCAAATCCCATGTATTTACACAGTTGAAAAGAACCTTCAAGTTCACTCAGCAATCTCAGCACATTGATTGATGTTGTTTTGAGACCACCGAACTGATACTTTTCTCTACCCATAATGTTCCCGCTCGGTAAAAAGAGCATTGAAACGTCCGCAAAAGACGCATTATGTTCCCGAACGGGAAAGCGGAATATCGGATTCGAACCGACGACATCTAACTTGGAAGGATAGCGTTCTACCACTGAACTAATTCCGCGAGGTGGAGAATAGGAGACTCGAACTCCTGACATCCTGCTTGCAAAGCAGGCGCTCTACCAACTGAGCTAATTCCCCAGGCGGGACTGATGGGACTTGAACCCACGACTTCCTGCGTGACAGGCAGGCGCTCTAACCGACTGAGCTACAACCCCAAGAGGGAGGTTGCCCTCCCCGCAGGTCAGAGTGCTATTGCTTAAACAGCAACGGCAGTCCTCCTAAAGGATACAATTTTATTTGCATCTGTTGTTTGCTTATCCAAGCAGGTTTCAGTTATAACCCATAACACCCTGTCGAAACCATTGCGTCCCCATGAGTGGAGACGAGGAGAATCGAACTCCTGTCCAAGACATCGGTATTATAACCTATTCCTCCGAAGAGGAAAGCCTTCTGTCGGACTTGAACCGACGACCTACGGTTTACAAAACCGTTGCTCTATCCAGCTGAGCTAAGAAGGCAAGGCGACTCAGGAGGGATTCGAACCCCCGACCAACTGCTTAGAAGGCAGATGCTCTATCCTGCTGAGCTACTGAGTCATCAGAGGGAAGACCCTCAAAAATGAGGACCCGCTCCAGACTGCCAAACGTTCTCTGAACCGCCTTGGGGTTGGGGATCCAGTTGAACCGTTGTGTTCCCTTTGGCAGTTGATTTATTGTACATCACCTCGTGGATGTTGTCAACCTCTTTTGATTGAGGTTCTTCAGCAAGTTTTTGATAGAGTTCCTCATTCTTTTGCTTGACATACTCTATCACCTTTTCGGTCTTAGGTGCTTCACCAAACCAAGAATCACTTGGAGTTACCACAGGTGCAGGAACTGTTTGATAAGGTTTCTGAACCACTTTTGGTTCCTGTGGTTCAATTAGAACCTTGACAGGTTTCAAGACAATTGCCTTGACTAATTTTTTTATTTTGCTGATCATTGTTTTGTGTCAACGAAATAATTATAACAGACTGTTGAAGTAACTTTGAAGACGTGCGTGACTCTTTGCAGGCTGTCCATAGTAACTTCCACCGTAAATGGTGGGGAGTGATGCCCACTCTGGTGCGAGTGCTCCCAGGATTCTCTTAGAGAGTCCTTCTGTCTTGAGAAGATACTCCAGATCATTCGCATTGTTTACACGAATTCCTGCTGCCTTCAATCTCTTGATGATCAACCTCACAGCACCTTTGTCCTGACGTTCGGGGGTCATCGGACCACCACCCACGCTGTCCCAGGTGGTGCTGAGGAACTGATAACGACCAGCAGCATCAGAACGATGCCAACCAGAACTCAGCACTTGCCTGGGATGGTTGACGCTTGAAAACTGCCTTCCAGTGAACTGTGTGTTGTATCCTTTGTTCGGATACTTCGAAGTTCCCTCTGCAAATGCAATGGTGTCCAAGAGTGCCATTGTGGCAGGACCAAAGGTTGTCTTCTTTTTATCAGTGTTATCAGTATTGTTATTGGTGTTGTCAGTTTCGATTGTTAGTTTTGCATATGTGGCATCCTTCTTTACTTCAACATGATGGTGACCATGATGAAAAAGAGATGCTGCCAACAAGGGCAAACCAAGCAACAGTTTTTTAAATTTCATAACATTTGTAATGTTGTAATCATCCTAGCATACTATTTGGGAAAGTAGTCCTTGCGGTAATAACGATTCATTATGTTACTGTTGTAGTAACGAGGTGTTCCGTTATCCAATGCCTCTGTGAGCACGTCGTTTTTAAACAACGCTTCAGTTTCGGCAAAGTTAGTTTTCCCTTTCGTTTTGTGGAGGGATAGGATTTCCCTTTTGAAGTTTTCCACACCCAGAAGTTTGATGTCCTCTTTCAATTCATCGGAGGACCCGTAATACTTTTTCCAGTCTGACTCAATTTTTACTTTTCTTTTCTTCCCTCTGGGCTTTCGATGAAACCAGAAAACCTTTCTTCCAATGTAGAGTCGGTCGTTGGTGAGATTGGTAATTTTATAAACAAAACCAAAGTTATCCCCAATATCGTCAGAGGTAAAAGGGACTTCAAGATACAACCAGGGGTTTTCGTAATCACACACTCATCATGTTTCATCTGCGTTATTTAGACCTCCAAGCGTTCCAATCATCTTTATAATCTTCTTCCCATGGATCTGGAAACTCTGTTGAAACACTAATGGTGTCCAATCCTTCAACTTCAGACTTCTCGGTCTTATAAACAGGTTTTGGTGCTTCCTGTGCTGCTTTCCATCGCTCACTAATCTCTCTGATCTGAGCATCAACCTGGTCCATGGTTTGTGAAACCTTAATTCCATAATACCATTCCACAAAACCAGCAAACAAATGCAAAAGAATCGTGTTTAGAGGTGGTTGTCTTTTAGCACACCACCTCTCTATTTTCTGAATGAAAGTTTGTTTGTCTCTACCAATGAGAAACTCAAACTCATAATAAAATCCGTCAGTAAAAAGTTTCTTAGAGTTGGAACCCTGAGAAGGTATCTTTCTTGACATCTTGCTTGAATGATCCGAGAACATAGGATTCGAGTTCCGTTTCCTGTGGTGCAACCTGGAGACCCTTGGAGGAGATCCAGTGTTGTGTCCAGGGAAGTGGGTTGTTCTTTGCTGCAATGTCATAAACTGGCTTGAGACCAATGGCCTTCATTCTACGGTTAGCAATCCATTCAACATATTGCTTGAGAAGAGTGTCATTCAATCCGATCATGCTTCCGTCTTTAAACAAATAGTCTGCCCACTTCTTCTCTTCATTTACTGCCCTGTCAAACATGGCATAAACCCACTCTTCTTCTTCCTGCATGATCTGTTTCATCTCTGGATCATCACCCTCACGCCACTTGTTAAGGATGTTCTGAGTGATTGCCAAATGCTGATTCTCGTCTCTTGCAATCAGGGAGATAATCTTGGCAGATCCTTCCATGAGTTTAAGTTCACCGAAGGCGAAACTACAAGCAAAACTAACGTAAAAGCGAATACCCTCAAGAATGTTAACGTTGGCGACTGCTCTGAACAGTTTTCTCTTGACATCTTTGAGTTCCTCTTGTGCTGCTGGGACACCTTCGAGTTGATGTAACCAACCACTGCCATTCCCGTAGGTCTGGGCACAATTGATGAAGTCATCATAAGATTCAGTGACACTCTGTGCTCGCTCAAGAATTCTTGGATCCTTGATGATCGTGTCAAACACCTCGGATGGATCCGAGTAAATGTTCTTGATGATGTAAGTGTAAGAACGTGAGTGAATCATTTCCATGAATCCCCACACTTCCATACACGCTTCCAGTTCTGGAAGAGAGCAATAAGGAATGAATGCCATTCCAGGTCCACGACCTTGAATGGAATCCAGCATAATCTGATACTTCAGGTTTGAAGTGTAGATGTGCTTTTGTTCTGGACGAAGAGTCAGATAATCTGACCTGTCCTTCTGAAGTGAAACCTCCTCTGGTCTCCAAAAATAACCCAGTTGTTGAGTTGTGAGTTTCTCAAAGACTGGATACTTATAAGAATCATATCTCTGGACACCAAGTGGAGCACCAAAGAACATTGGTTGCTTCTTAGTGTTTACCTCTCTACTGTTAAAAACAGTCATTCCTCTCACATCCACATCATTATTGCCACCTACTGGTGAAACCTTAAAATCAAATCGCGCAGGATTCACAGACTTCCTCCTCTGACTCTGATAGTTCTTTTACTAGATCTTCAAGTTTTTGTTTAGTATTCTCTTTTTCTTCATCACTTCCATCATGTTTGGAATCATAAGTGTTGTGATAATAAGAAGTCTTCCATCCATACTTATAGGTGGTAAGGAGATCGTTTGCGATCACGGATGTTGGAACTTCTCTGTCGGGATAATCTTCCAAGTTATAAGACCAGTTACCTGAGATGGCTTGATCAAAGAACTTTTGCATTACAGCAACAACGTTAATGTAACCCTTGTTGCTTCCCATTTCCCAGAGCAGAGTGTAATGATTCTTCAGAGTTGAATACGATGGAACAATCTGCTTAAGAACCCCCTTCTTGGACTTTTTAGCGGACAGGAATGCTCTAGGTGGTTCAATTCCGTTTGTGGCATTTGACACAACGGAACTGCTCTCTGAAGGCATCTGTGCGGACAAAGTGCTGTGTCGGAGTCCTGTCTCCAGGATAGATTTTCTAAGACCCTCCCAATCATGTTGCAGTGGTGTTGTTGTAATCTCGTCTACATCTTTTTTGTAAGTGTCAATGGGAAGAATCCCGTCTGAATATTTAGTTCTGCCAAAGTATTCACAGTGTCCCTTCTCCTTTGCCAATGTGTTGGAAGCCTTAAGGAGATAATACTGGAATGACTCAGCGAGTCCATGAACAGCATCCCATGCTTTCTGTGAGTCATAAGGTGCTTCCAACTTGGCAAGGTAGTGTGCCAGACCAATGAAGCCAACACCCAGAGAGCGACGTGCCTTGGTTGCAATCTCTGCTGCCTTGACTGGATACTCCTGATAATCAATCAGTTCCTCCAAACCCCTCACAGCGAGGTCACAGAGGTCTTCCAGTTCCTCATCAGATCTAATCTTACCAACATTCACTGCAGAGAGGATGCAGAGAGCAATCTCACCCACGGTGTCGTCAATGTGTTGAAGAGGATAAGTGGGCAGAGTGATCTCCTGACACAGATTACTCATCTCAACTTTATCCTTGAAGGATGAATGAGAATTACAGTGGTCGATGTTCATAATGTAAATTCGACCAGTCTCAGATCTCTCCTTCAGGAGATCCAAAATGAGTTCTTGACCTCCGATAGTCTTTCTTGGAACAGACTGATCTTGTTCATAACGAACATACAACTCATCAAATCCAGGAGTACCAAAAGCATCATAGAGACCTGGAACATCATGTGGTGAGAAGAGGCTAACTTCTTCATCCTTAATGAAACGTTCATAGAAAAGTTTCGAAATCTGGATGGAGTAGTCAAGCTTTCTAACACGATTGTCCTCCGTTCCTTTGTTGTTCTTAAGAACCAGAATGTCTTCTATTTCTTGGTGCCAGATTGGGAAGTGGACAGTCGCTGATCCACCTCGGATGCCATTTTGTGTGCAGCAACGGACAGTTGCTTCAAACTTTTTGAGAAATGGGACAACGCCTGTGTGCTGAACTTCTCCACCTCTGATTCGACTGTTGATGCCACGGATGCGACCTGCGTTGATACCGATTCCCGCCCTTTGTGCAACGTACCTGCCAATTGCCATATCAGAGCTAAAGATAGAATCGAGGGTGTCATCAACATCAACAAGAACACAGCTAGCAAACTGTCGAAGTGGAGTTCGCACTCCCGCCATGATAGGTGTGGGAATGTTGAGTTTGTGCTTCGAGATTGCGTCGTAGTATCGCTTGACATAAGAGAGTCTCGTTTCCTTGGGATAATCTCTAAAGATAGTCAGAGCGATCATGATATACATGAACTGGGGAGTTTCATAAACCTTCCCAGTGCTTCTATCCTGTACAAGATATTTATCGACAACCTGGCGTAGTCCAGCATAAGTGAAGAGAAAATCACGCTTGTGATCAAGGAACATCTCGACGTGTTCAATTTCTTCTCTTGAATACTTATCAAAGATCTCACGATCATAATGATCAGCGTATGCTTGTTCTGTGATGTGATCAATGAGTTTTGGAAGAGTCCTGGTTCGACCAAACAACTGCTTCCTCACAGAAAAGAGAAGAAGACGTGCTGCAACAAACTGGTAATTCGGATGATCCAAATCAATCAAGTCAGAAGCAGAACGAATCAGAATCTCTTGAATTTCAGAGGTAGTGATTCCATCATAAAATTGGATTCCAGATTGAATCTCAACTTGACTCGCAGAGACCCCTGCAAGACCCTCACATGCCTCTTGCACCATCAAGTGCATCTTATCGAGGTCTAATGGTTCAATTCTTCCGTCTCTCTTCTTGACCTTTGTTCCGTTACTCATACTCTTTTCCAGGTTGTAAAGTGTAGCTTTGCTTCGAGATTTTGATATGTATTTGATTTTATCAAATCCTTGACATAATGACCAGCAAGGACCATATCATTTATGTCTTTTTCGTGGACGTTTTTCGGCCAGATGACGACTTTGTTTCCTTGTTCAATGTGTCGTTCAATTCGCTTGACAATTTCTTTATTGCGGGGTTCGTTATCGTAAACAAAAACGAGGTTGCTTCCCTCAAGACAACCCACGTCACCGTCACTCCCACACAGAGCCACACAATTGTCAACGAAAGTGCTGTCCAGGGGTCCTTCGACCACATAGACAGGTAAGTCTGCATCGATTCGGTCAAGTCCGTAAATCTTTGGTTGTTCATCATCAATCATTACAGTGATATATTTAATGGGGTTTGACGAAAGTGCTCGTCCCTGAACCCCGATCAGGTTACCATCCTTTCGCATTGGGATGACCACTCTGGGTTCTCCGTAGTCTTCGTTCTCAAATGTCCCTGGTCTGATGGAGTTGGCAAACTTCTTAAAGTTCTCACAGTAATAAAACTCTCCATCAAAGATTGCCCTCCCATGAAGGTAAATCTTGGAGACATTGACATCAAATGCTGATGGCAAATCAATTGTTAATTTCTTTTCGAATTGCGGTTTAGACTCTTTAGCAATGTCAAGAACACTCTCTGGAGTTTCTGTCACAAAGTTCTTACCAGTCTGACCACCTTTGAACTTCTCAAAGATGTATTCCTTATGCAGAACAGGATCCAGTTGCTTCAGGAAACTGTTGAAGGAAATGTTCAGTCCACAGTTGTGACACTTGAAATTAGTGTTGTTCTTGATTCGATACAAATATCCTCGTGCCTTGCTCTTACTCTTCTGTGAGTCACCACAGATCGGGCAGCGGAAATTGTAAAGATGCGCCTTGACTCTCTTAAACTTTGGAAGTCGTGAAGACAACAGATTGATGTACTTTACATCAATAAAATCCATACCAAAGAGACTAACGCCCTTGAATTATAACAGGTTGTGGTGCTGGTGCCAAGAGGTTGTTTAAAATTCCTGTGCGTAAAAGCAAACCAGTAACATTAACAATAATTGTTACAGCAGCAAACCCACCGATTATCTTCCAAACCTTTTGTTCTAGTGCTCGTATTCTTGCAAACAGACTGTCATTATTGCGGTCAATTTTATCACTGAGTTTGTCAACCTTTGCAAATAATACAGTGTCGATTTCTTCTTGCTTTGATATGCGCTCTTCATGGACAGCAAGCATTCTGCTAACTGTTGTATTTACCTCACTTAACTTTTCAATCGCGTGATCAATTTTATAAACGATTGGCTTTAAATCTTCGATTTTCT